TGGGCGGTCACTTGCGTGATGCGCTTGACGGGGTTGGGCTTGACGTGAACAAGCGTGAATTTGCAAGACTTGTAAAGGAGAGTGTGTAAAATGTTAGAAAAGTTTATATATATAAACAGTTTCAATGAAACACTTGATTTTGGCAAGGATCGTATTTTTGCAAACGAAAATGATTTGCGTGATTTTGCGTGGAGCATTACGACCAAGAACAACAAAATATCAGGCTTCAAAAAAGGGATCGTTCAAAAAACGATCCCTGTTCTTTTGAAGTGTGACACCGAACATGAAGGACTTCAGTTGCGGGACAGGCTTTTTGATGTCTTTGAAAAAGACGTGCTTACAAAACAGCATGGAAAGATCCAGATCGGTGATTATTATTTGCGCTGTTATATTACGGGAAGCAAAAAATCGGAATACTTGCTTTCCCGCAAATATATGAAGGTGACTTTGACTGTTCAAACGGATCTTCCGGAATGGATCAAAGAAACAACAACAAATCATTCAATGATCGAAGAAGAAACCGGTGAATATCTTGATTTTCCGTATGACTTTCAATTCGATTTCAAAAATTCAAACCTCAAAACGAGCGTCAATAATTCCGGTTTTGTTCCGTGTAATTTTATCATGACAATTCATGGTGAAGTTGTCAGCCCGACGATATATGTCGGAAACCACAAATATTCTGTGAATGTGACTGTTGGCGCAAATGAATATCTGACCATTGATTCCGTTCGCAAGACAATTGTGTTGCACAAATCAAACGGTGATCAGGTGAACTGCTTCAACAATAGAAGCAAGGATTCGTATATCTTTGAAAAGATCCCCGCCGGAACAAACAATATTTCTTCGACCAATGGGAATCTCAAATTCAACATAACGCTTCTTGAAGAAAGGAGTGAACCGAAATGGATTTGATTTATACCGACAAAAGAAGGCAAGATGTTGGTGTTTTGAATGATTACACCTTCGATCTTGCCTTTGGTGCGGATGAAAACGATTTTGAACTGACATTGGATGCCGAAAATCACTGTTGTGATGCAAATTGCTTGCTGTATATTGAAAACACAGAATATGGCGGCATCATTGATGGAATCGGTGTTGTTACCGGATCCGAGCAATTGCGGTATTTCGGCAGAACGTGGCAGGGGATTTTTGCATCCAAGATCATTGAACCGGATGAAGGCGAAGCATATCTGACTGTTTCAGGGGATGCAAACGAAATCATCGGTGATCTGATTGAAAGATGTGGTTTGTCTGAATTGTTTGTTGCGCCGAAAAGTCCATCCGGATTGACAATAGAAAGCTATCAGTTTGACCGATATGTGGATGCATATTCCGGTCTGAAGAAAATGCTTGAATTCGTCAATTGGAAACTTCGTTTTTCTTTTGTCGGTCAAGCTGTGCTTGTGTCTGCTTTGCCGGCGGTGGATTATTCGCAGGGAGAACAATTTGACAGTGCTGGCGCCGAAATGTCCATTGAAAAACGGAAAAACAACACAAATCATTTGATCTGTCTTGGCAAGGGTGAATTGACGGACAGACGTGTTGTGCATCTGTATATGGATGAAAACGGTGTGATCAGCAGAACGCAGACGTTTTTCGGACTTCAGGAAATGACCAAAACATTTGATTGTCCAAACGCCGAATCAGAAGAAGAATTGGTGAAGCAAGGGATGGTCAAGTTTGAAGAATATTCAAAGGCTGACAAATTGCAAATGGATCTTGAATCAGAAGAAGTCATTTATGATGTCGGTGATATTGTTGGCGCAGAAGAACCAATCACGGGTATTGTCGCATCTGAAAAGATAACAAAAAAAATCGTGACCATCCGTCAGGGTGAAGTCAATATTCAATACAAGGTAGGTGAATGAAATGGCAGGTTTACATTTAGTCACAGGCTATAAAGGAGCTGCACACGTCACATCCGCAGATCAAGGCGTGTTGAACGCAATGACCGTCGGTGTGAATGATTATGTCTTTACAAAGGGACGAAGATTTGAAGCGCAGATCATCAGCAATAATGCGGTCAGAATTTATGATGGCAGTTTGATGATGAATGGCAGACAAGTGAATTTGGATGCCGGTTCATATCTTGATGCCGTTATTGCGAACGGCACACAGGGGATGAACCGCCATGATATTATTGCAATTCGTTATATACTCAACCGCACGACGGGCGTTGAAACTGCACACTTGGGTGTTCATCAAGGCACGCCGGCGGCGGGTACGCCCACGGATCCCGAAAATCAATATTCCGACAGCATTTTGAATGGCGTCACTACGCATGACATGAATCTGTATCGTGTTGTTTTGGAAGGTTTGACCATCACAAGGGTTGAACCTTTGTTTCAATTGCTGGCTCCAATGGCGGACATTCAGCATGGATTCTATAAACAAAACATGCTGATCAACGGTGATTTCCAATGCAATCAGCGTGGAGAAAAGACGTATGATGCAACAGATTCAGTCAAATACACTGTTGATATGTGGAGAGCGCACCAAGTCAAAGTGAAGGTGTTGAATGAGGGCGTTGAAATAACCGGATCGTCAGCCATCACGCAAGGTTTCTTCACGCAGTTCATCCAGATTGGCAAGCTCAAAACAACCACCTACACCATTTCCGCAATGGCAGATGATAAGATTTGCACATTTACGGTGACACCGGGCGGCTCGGCAAAATCAATGGATTTTGGAAAATTCATGATTTCCGCTTTGACAACCAGCACGTGGGACGATGATCTTGGTGACTACAACAACAAGCTGAAGATCAACATTTGCCCTGTTGGTACAAACACGATCACCTTCAAATACATTGATGTGTTTGAAGGCATTGTTGCATATCCCCATGTCAAGGAAGATTATGCAACGGCATTGATGCGGTGTGCGCTGTATATTCAAAGCGGAACATCTGTATGTCCGACTTGGGGTGCGGTTGATGAAGTTGAGGCGATGGATGGAAGTAATTATAAATACAGGTTTGGCATTTCTTTTCAAAAGATGTTAAGTACATCAAACAATCCAATAACGCTGGATCAAGACTACGGACATTGGGATTATCACGATCCAGCTCGAGGCACAATTAGAAGCAACGATATGACAGACCTTGAAATTCTCAATACGACGAAAGATCTTATTGAGGTAAAGACAACGCTTCTTCCTTTTGATCGAGTCTTTTACCACGGATTTCGTGTGGCGTATCTTGTTTCCTGCGAGCCGAACCCGAACGGAGATTGATACCAATGGATTTGACAACGATTATTACGCTGTGCATTGATGCCATTCTGATCCCGTTGGTCATAGCGGTTTATAGAATCGCAAACGGAATCAAATGCCAGCATCGAACGGAAATGTTGCGGATCTATTATCACAACAAGAACAAAAAGGAAATCCGTCAATATGAATATGAAAACTTTTTGATGCTTTACAAATCATATAAAGCACTGAAGGGCAATTCATTCATTGATAAGATCTACAAAGAAATTCAGACATGGGACGTTGTTTCCTGAAAGGATGGTTTTTATGAAAATCAATTGGAAAGTCAGAATCAAAAACAAAAATTTCTGGATCACAGTCATTCCGGCGCTGCTTCTGCTTGTTCAGGTGGTTGCGGCTGTCTTTGGGGTTTCGCTTGACCTTGGGGATCTTGGAAACAAGCTTCTTGCAGTGGTGAACGCCGCATTTGGCGTGCTTGCGATCCTTGGCATCGTCACGGATCCAACCACAAAGGGAATGGCGGACAGCGAACAGGCGCTGACATATCAAAAGCCGAAGGGCAAAGAATAATTTTATAAAGGGGAAGTCAATTTGGCTTCCCCTTTTTCTTTTTTTGAAAGTATAGTATCAATCTTTTACAACAAAAATTGATTTTTGCGTGTTTTAAGTGCATTTTTTGAGAAACTTTCTCAAATTTTCACTTTTAAAATGCATATTTTGAGTTTTTATGCACGTTAGACAACATTGGAGAGGACAGATGAAAAATGGCAAAATACGCAAGTAAAGTGGTAAACCAAGCAAAAGCGTGGATTGGAAAGAAAGAATCAAACGGATCACACAAGACAATCATTGACATATACAACGCCCACAAGCCGCTTGCAAGGGGGTATAAGGTCAAATATACGGATGAATGGTGCGCAACCTTTGTTTCAGCTGTATCAATCAAATTGGGCTATACAAGCATCATTCCAACCGAGTGCAGCTGTCAGAAGATGATCGAGCTGTTCAAGAAAAAAGGCGCATGGATTGAGAACGAAAACCGCACACCGAAACCGGGGGAAATCATCTTCTATGATTGGCAAGACAATGGCAAAGGGGACAACAAAGGCAATGCGGATCATGTTGGCATTGTGGAGAAGGTTTCAGGCGGTCAGATCACTGTTATTGAAGGAAACTATTCAAGCGCCGTGAAACGCCGAATTTTAGCCGTGAACGGCAAATATATTCGTGGGTATGCTGTTCCCGCTTATGACAAAGAAAACGCCGGAGAGGGCAAAAAAACGGTGTCTGCGATTGCGAAAGAAGTCATCATTGGGAAATGGGGCAATGGAGCAGAACGAAAAAAGCGAATTGAAAAAGCAGGGTACAATTACAAAGACATTCAAGCCAAGGTAAACAGCATTTTGAAAGCACTTCGCAAACGATGACCAAAACACCGCCGCATTCCCGCAAAATCTTGCGCCTGTGCGCACGGAATGAAATTTGCGGGTACTTGGTAGGATAAAAAGAAAAGCCCGCAGAAGCGAAATTTGGGGCATTACAAAAGGACAGGCATTTGCGCCTGTCCTCTTTTTTTATTTGTCCAACTTTGCGCCGCACCATTCGCATTGACATGGCGCCGCACTGTTTTTCAAGGTAAACATCAATTTTTTGCAGATGGGGCATTTATATTGAATCAAGTCACCATCTTCACAAATTTCCCATTGCCCGTGAATTTCTCCTATCATTTCATGAATCAGCTTGTATTTCATCAGATCAAGCAGATATTCCGGGCATTTATTCACACCGGCTTCCCAATTTTCGATTGTGCGCTTTGGGATCCCAAAATAATTTGCAAAATCCTGTTGTTTCATTCCGGATGCGATGCGAAGCTCTTTGAAATTCATTGTGTATCATCCTTTCATGTTAAAAATTCTTCATAATAGCGGGTGAACATGGAGCGCAATTCCGAGGGGGTGA